GGAAAGCTTGGCGTTGCAGCGAAGCTTGATGGTGCAATGGGCCGCTATCGCCGTTCACCTGGTTCTGCCGGTGGATCTGTTGGTGGTGGCGCGACTGCTGAGCTTGCTGCTGGTGATACTGCCCCGATGGCGCCCATCGACGTGCGCTACAGCGTGGAACGGATCAATAATGTGGACTACGTTACGGCTGATCAGTTCCGCGCTGGTATGGCGCAAGCTGCACAGGAAGGTGCACAACGCGGGCAGCAGCTTACGCTACGCAGGCTGCAGCAATCACCGGCAACACGCAGGAAGGTTGGCATCTGATGGAACTCGCAATCGGCAACTACCTCACGCTGACCACGCAATCTGGCAGTCAGTCGTATCGGTTCCAGAATTTTCACATCGGCGCCACTGCATCTTTTGAAGGGCAGCTTTATGGTTTCATGCCGTTCGGGTTTAGCGGAATCAGCATCAACCGCACTGGTGATAACACTGAAGCCAGCTTGATCTTTCCGAACAATGAAATCAGCCGTAACTGGGCTGTGCAAGCTGTCACTGATCGTTGGCTCGGAACGGTTTATGTGATGAACCTTGACCCTGACAACACAACAACAGGCACCAAGATGCACCAATGCATCGGGCAGGTCGCAAGTGGTGAATGGGATGAAACATCACTAACGCTGCGGCTGAATACTGTGCTTGATGCCGTTGGTTCTGATGTGCCATTGCGACGGCTGACGCAATCAATTGTTGGCAATCTTCCGGTTAGTGCCAATGTGCGACTGCGCTGATCTGATTGGGATGCGCTATCGGCTTGGCGCCGATGGCAGCCATCGCGAAATCGACTGCATCCATCTGGTTTACCGCGTGCTGCAGTGCCATCAAATACCAGCGCCACGGTTCAACTTAAAGTGGTACACCGCATCGCCGCGCACGATTGCACGCGACCTATTGCAATGGGGCCAGCGAATTGACAGGCCAGCCTATGATGGTGATGTGCTGCTGATGCGGCAGGACACAACAGCATTTGCAGTTACATGGCAGCGCGGGATCCTCTACATCAACCGTCAAGCCGAAGTGGTGAGCTGGTGTTCACTGGAAGCCGCAGGCAACTACCACTGCTTCCGTTCGAGAAGCAACTGATTGAGCTGCTGGGTTGCAGCGAAGAAGAGTATCGCCGTTTCGCCCAAGAAGCTCAACGACGTGGGGCGACACGTCCTGCGGAATACGCGCTAGTCCCTGACGTACAAAATACGGGCGCTGAAATTATTGCTATCGCCAGCCTTGTAATTGGGCTTGCTTCAACAGCCGTTAGTTTTTTACTGGCACCAAAACCCAAGGCAATTAGTGCTGGCGGACCTGATGAAGTAAGACAACTCCGGCTCGCTAGCCGCACTGGCGTTGATCGTTTTAGTCCAACAACCGGCTTTGATACTCAAGCCGAACTAGCAAATTACGGCGACCCAATCCCGATCATTTTCGGGGAGTACACAGGCGCAACTGGCGGCATTTTGGCATCGCCTCGTTTGGTATGGTCGCGTGCTTTTTCGCTTGGGTCACAGCAAGCTGTCAAGTTGATGTTTGTTGTAGGCGAACAAGGTCTAAATGAGGGTCTTAACAGGCCAGAGCTAAACGGTGTTTTTCTTGGCAATACCGCGCTTGATGCAATTTTTGCTCATAATTTTGCTTTTTACTGGAAGCGTAATACCAATACTTTTTCAAGACTAAAAGCTACTAATTTTGCCTACGGTTCACGCGGCAATCGCTCATCTGGTGACATTGAAAATAATGACGATATTTTTCTGTGTCCAACGCGCAACGGTTTGCTTGACACGGGATTTTCCAGCGCCTTTTCGCTGTCGTCGAGCACGCAATTTGGCGTTTATTCCGCGATACCAAATGGTACAAATTACCGAATCAATTTTAAGATTGTCCCTATTGTCGATAACGGCGATATTACCAGAAGCGATCCGGGCTCTGTTTTGATTGCCGAAAGGATAAAAGTATCCGGTGATTACGGCTACAATCCTTTAACGGTTGATGGCCAAACAAGTATTTGGCGGCAAGGACAAAAGGGGGTTGGGCGCAATTACGGTCGCCGCATGGGACTTACCCATTTCAACGGAGTTGAATCAACTGCACGAACAGAAGTTAAACAGGCAACGGTTGGCGCGAAAGTCACGTTTACGATTACCGGCGGAAGTTTGCCGGAAAATCTATACCATCTAAACCCACAATTTGCAAACGTAAGTGTTGATGATATAAATTACGAAATTGAAAGTCAGCGCAGAGTTGCAGACGAAATGCTGCAGCTAGGCGAAACGATCATGATTGGCCGTACTGCATGGGTTGTTGAGCACAGAGACTTGCAGACATGGGAACCGGGCGCTACTCAATCAATTGTTTTGCGTTGTGTCGAAACTTTTGGTTTAGATCGGGGCAATTCTGTCGGTCTAGTCGGAACCGAGATGGTCACCCGTGGGGTGTATAACGATGATAACGGTACAACTAATGCCAGGAATGGCTTGGGGCTAAGCGCAGGCGCAGGCTACTATCCACTGCTACGTGTTTCTTTTGGCATCGTTCGCAACACCCGTGCCTGCGACGTGACTGAAATCGGTATTCGCAGTCAAGTTTGGCAGCGTGTTAATGGTCTTTGCAATTTTGCCTCATTACCGCAACCACAAAACCTAGTCCAGTCAGAACGCGACCGCGTACAAATTCAAAGCGGCACGATGACTCTTTACATGAAGAGAACGGCAGTATGGACTATATGGTTGCGTCCATCTGGTACTGATGAATCAGGCAATGAATACGCTTGGGCTGCCTTAGGCGAGCAATTCTGCGTTACGGGCGAAACACCACAAGATCAATTCAACTTTATACGCATTCGCCATCCAGAACGTAAGCAATTTGAATATAAGATGGTGCCAAAATCTGGCGCAGATATCGCTAAACACAGCCCTGATGATGCGCAGTTTTGGCGTCTTGATGCCAAGCAAGAAACTACGCTGTCTGGTACTTACGAGACCGCTTACGGAAACTTTGAAATTACTTCCGCTGGTCAAATTGTCACAGTAGGGCAGATTAGTTTTAATGTTGAAATGATGCAAAACGCATTCGTAAATGCGGGCGAAGTAGACGCAACAATCCCCGATGCCATTGAAGTTGAGAACTATATTCCCGACGTAGAAGATGAGACTGTTACTGCTCGAACTGTCGGCTTCTACGACTGGCTGCCGGATACGAGCGAGCAAGGGCGACGCGGCGCGACGCATTTTGAGCTCTTCGGTCAACCCAGTTACACCGGCTTGACTGCAACCGCAACCCGTACAGCCAACCTTGGTGACGGCCGCAGTATTACCATTGAATTTAATGGCATTGTTGATGATCAATATCCAGTCGATCATCCATATTTTGCCAGCTGGAAGCAATGGAGTTTTTCTTCGATCAATGTTGTAGAAAGCTCTGGAGGTTTTAACACAAACCAAGTATTTAACGTTTCAATTCCTGTGTCTCCGGGGAATTTACGCGCTGCTCCGTATGGCCTTACGAGTGTTGGCGTGCGACTAATTGTACTTTCTACTGATGCTGGTTTTCAGCCACTTGGTCGCGAATCGGCGTGGGAGTGGGAGTTGCTTGGCGACGCTCAACAATATCCACTTGGGCATACGCAGACGGCATCTTTTAGGGTGCCGTCCAGCTCTGGGGCAAGTGCAACGATCAATGCGACTGGACTTGTTACCTCGCGAAACCCTGGATCATTGGCGAATTTCCCCAGCCAAACGCAAGCATGGGATGTAACTTACACAGTTGACCCATTTTTCACTTATGGCGACTGGCAAAACGGCGCACTAATGGAAAATAGTGCTGTCGTTAGTGCAGGCAATCCCTTTAAGAAAGCTGGTACAACTGTCGGAATAAAACTGCGGGTGTTGTCCCTTACGACAGTCACCATTCCGCCGGGATTCAATGCGGACAGGATTTTTGAAGAAAACAGCCAAATCAACGATATTAGCTTGTATTCTTCACTTATACAGAAATCAAACGAAAGCCAGCCCGAACATGAAATTGTTTATGTCAACGAGACAATTGCAAACGAGACAACTCCTGATTACCGTAAGCTAACAATATGCGGTCTTGCCTTGAAAGCATCGCGCAATTTTACAAGTCTCAATCAATTGCGCGTATGGCTGGCAAACGGCATATCCGTCCGCAAGTTTCACTCGGATGCACCGGAGCCTATTGGTCCTAGCAATAAATTTACTGACCTTGTTTACTACTTGCTTACGGATAAAACTGCTGGCGCTGGCGCGGTGGTTTCACCGGAGCTTATTAAAACAGAAGATTTTCCAGCAACCTCGCAATTCTTGAAACAAAATAAATTGTTTTTTGATGGTGCGATTGATCAGCCCACAAATCTTCGCCAGTTCATTAGCGACACAGCGCCCTTTTTCCTTTGCAATTTTGTTATAGCAGAGGGCAAATTTAGTGTGATTCCAGCTGTGCCTTTTGACAGCACAGGTTCAATCTCAAATCAACCTGTAACGATCAAACAGTTGTTTACGTCTGGCAATATCACTGAAGATAGCTTTTCGGTTGAATATTTAAGCGCAGAAGAGCGCAAAGATTTTCAAGCCGTTATGCGATATCGCAAAGAACAGCGAAATCAGCTTCCAGAAGAAAAAACCTTGGTTGTGCGTTGGGCTGACTTGGACGAGGCTACTGCATCTATCGAAACGTTTGATATGACCCAATTTTGCACCAGTCGTGACCACGCACTATTGGTTGCCAAGTACTTCTTGTCAATTAGACGACGTGTTACCCATTTAGTGCGCTTCCAAACTACTCCTTTTGGCATAAATCTTGCTCCTGGTGATTACATCAAAGTGATTACACAAGCCAGCCCATATTCTGCAGCAAATAATGGCGTCATTGATGGAGCGGGCGATATTACGTCTGCAATTGAGCTATTGGATGGCGACTATTCAATTGTGTACTGGACGCAAACCAATGAGGAAACAAAAACCGCGACCTTAACCGTTGCGGGCGGGAAGGCAGTACAGCCTACGCTTTGGAACTCTATTTTTACAGTCAACAACGCATCTGTATCAAGCAACGTTTACATGGTAGAGCAATTAACACTTAATGAAGATGGGTTAGTAGACATTGTTGCCACTGAGTTTCCCTGCACAGAAGCAGACAACAGCTTAATTGCGCTAGATTTAACCACAAGCCCCTTCAATACAGAGGGTTAACTATGCCGTTTCCAAGTCTTGTCCCGAGTTCACGCGACTACGACGGCGGCGACTTCCCCGTGCGCACGTACAAGTCGCAATCTGGCGTAGAGGCTCGCATCCTCTATGGCAGCCGCCGCACCGGCATGACGCTTTCGCTGTCGTTTGATAATGTCAGCGATGCGCAGGCTGAACAGTTCTTGGATCACTACGATGAAACCAAGGGTACTTATCTCACATTCACGCTTCCGACTGAGGTGTTTGCCGGTTGGAACGGCAATCGTGATGCCATTGATGCTGCAACTGGCAATGCTTGGCGTTACGACGAGGCGCCTTCCGTGACAAATGTGCGGCCGAATGTCAGCACGGTTCAAGTTAGACTGATCGGGGTGCTCTAGGTTCGGTCATGGCAAAAACCTACACCGGCCGTGATGGGCGACTGTTGATCGACGGTATCGAGCAGATCAAGGTCACCAACTGGCAGCTCAGTGGATCGCTGGAAATGCTGGAAACCACCAGCCTCGGCGAGCTTCAACGCACCTATACCCCTGGCGTGCAAGAGTTCAACGGCAGCGCCACGTTGCTGTATTACAACGACGGCACAGGGCGCAATGATGCCGCCACTGCATTGAAGAAAGTGCTCAAGCTCAACGGCGTGAGCGATGGCGACACCGTGGATCTACGCCTTCGGCTGGTGGAAGGCAACAGCAACCACGACGTGCGGTTGACTGCCTACATTAGCAGCGTGAGCTTTGGCGCCAGTGTCGGTGAAGTCAGCTCTGCGCAGATCACCTTCCAAGGAACCGGTGCGCTCAACGAGGTGACGATCTAATGGGGATTTATTTAGGAAACGTTGGCAACATTGAGCTAACACGCAAGTCTTTAGAAGGTAGCAAGGAATCACTTGTCAATCCAAGCGATATCAATGCTGGGCGCAATCGGTTTAGCTTTGATTTTGACGAAGGGTTTTTAATAAGCGGCGATTTAATTGAAATCGCGACAACTGATGGCAGTAACCTTGATTTTGTTGATTCAACCGGCTGGGATGTTGGCAGTGTTCAAACTAGCGGCAACTGGTATGTGTTCATTGATGAGCTTGGAGGCATTCGCTTATATGACAATTTTGATGACAGCTTAGAAGGCAGCACAGCTGGCATTGTTTCTCTTAATACTATTACTCGCGATATTCCAATTCGTGTTTCTGTGCGAGATCGCGACAAGCGTTTACTGGCTTGCGTTACAGAATATGAATTAAACACTAATCGCGAAACTGTAGATATTACGGCGCTGAGCGATCAATACCGGCAGCAATACAGCTCACTGATCAGTGGCAGCGGGCGCATCACGGCGCAGTGGGATTACGTCAATGAAGCAGGTAGTGAGCCAGTCAATTATTTAATGCAACTTGTGTTGCGCACCGAAATTGGCTCTAGCTTTCATGCTAAATTTTACATCAAAAGCCCAAATACCGATGCTGCCGCTGGTCCTTTTGCTAGCACCCAATTTAATGATGCGCTTTGGTGGGAGTTTGATGCGCTTGTGACCAATAGTGCGACCAGTTTTGCCCCTGGAAGCATTATTATTTCAACTATTGATTTTGTCGCCACTGGACCAATCAAGCTCAGAGCGCGCACCACGTCAGGTCGCAAGCTGCTTCAGGAGGTTGGTGATCCAGTCTTGTTAGAGCAAGGTGGTTACTTGCTGCTTGAAGGCGATGAGTCCGCTTAGACT